TGGGCGGAGTAGACATCTATGTACACAAGTATCTAGGACCAAAACCCCACGGTGATGATTCCAGCACCCAGACCGGTGGCACACAAGATGCTACCCAACCCGCATATAGTTATGATAATCCCTTGTTCATAGAGGATCTATTGCTGATCGAAAATCGAGACCGAAGCTACAGTCAAGATATCTATGTCATGCGTGGGGTATATGCTTTGCAAGACATAGATTTTGATCTCACGCAGTTTGGTCTGTTTTTGAACAACGACACCTTGTTCATCACGTTTCACTACAACGACATGATCAATACTCTAGGTCGCAAGTTAATGGCCGGCGATGTGTTGGAATTGCCAAATCTCAAAGATTACCATCCACTGAACACGGCGTTGCCCAAAGCCTTGCCTAGATATTATGTGATCCAAGATGGTGCCTTTGCTTCGGAGGGGTTTTCACCGATTTGGTTGCCACACCTTTGGCGGGTCAAGGCCACGCCCTTGGTAGGCGCACAGGAATACAATGACATACTAAACAAGCCTTTTGCCACAGACAATGTCTGGGACCGAGGTAACTACTATCCTTCGGCCAGCATAGTGTTGCATGGTGATACCTATTATCGTGCTACCCAAAACGTACCAGTAGATACCAACATTACCAACACCAGTTATTGGCAAGTGTACACTCCTGCCTCTATACAGGACAGTATTGGTACCAGAGTCAAGGACCTCGAACTTAATGATGCCATCTTGACGCAAGCCGAATTTGAAGTTCCCAAATCTGGCTACGATAATGTAAAATTTTATATTGTGCCGACAAAGGCAGATGGCACACCTGCCGATGCCAGCAACATTCCCAGTGCGGACTACACGTTGGTTACAATTGATAGCACCAATGCGACAGTTGATGCTGGTGCTGTATCTCCTAGCAGCAATGGTTATGCTGCTGGATATTTGACGGGTGATGGATTGGCGCCCAATGGTTTGCCTGTGACTCCGGGCATTGCATTTCCATCGAATCCAAGTGATGGTGATTATGTTTTGCGTTTAGATTACTTTCCCAATAGATTGTTTAGATTCTCTGGTAAACGTTGGATCAAAATTGAAGATAATGTGCGCACTAACCTAACACCGGGACCACAAAACAAAACTCTGCGTAGCAGTTTTGTCAATAACACCGCTACAACGCCCACAGCAGATCGTGGTTCAATACCACAACGCCAAGGTCTACGCAACATTCTCAAACCTGAGGCGGATAACTGATGCAAACCTTCTTTTACGATGCCCAAATACGCCGCTTCTTGTTACAGTTTACAAGAATTTTTTCAAACTTTGAAGTAGAATATGGCCGCAATGACGAAGGCGTTAAAGGGCTGTTACGGGTGCCCATTCGTTATGGTGATTCCAGCCGTCAAGCACAAACTATATTGCAAAACAATTCTCGCAACAGTCTGCCATCCACACCGTTGATGACGTTTTATATTACCGAACTTACATATGCTCGCGACAGAGTTCAAGACCCTTATTTTGTTGACAAGAAGAGTGTGAGACAACGCTATTGGGACACCGATACCCAAACCTATGAAACCACTCAAGGCAATGCATTTACTATAGAACGTTTAATGCCTGTTCCGTTCAATCTAGTTATCAAATTGGACATATGGACTTCCAACACCAATCAAAAATTCCAAATTTTAGAGCAGATACTGACGTTGTTTAACCCTTCGTTGGAGATACAGAGCACAGACAATTATTTAGACTGGACCAGTCTCAGCGTGTGTGAGTTAAATGCAGTAACCTGGACATCACGCAACATACCGCAGGGAACTGAAGATCCCATAGATATAGCAACTTTGCAGTTTACTATGCCTATTTGGATATCAGCACCGGCCAAGGTTAAAAAACTGGGCGTGGTGCAAAAAATTATTGCTTCCATATATGATGCCACCGGTGATCTCAATGATGCAGTGCTTGACAGCAATATCTTATTGGGCACACGGCAAAAATTTACACCTTATAACTATCAGGTGCTATTGATTGGTAATCAGTTGCAGGTGCTGGAACAATCAGCAGCGGTCCCTGGTAGCGGTACTATCAATCCTGATGTGTCACCGCCCAGTAATCTAATGTGGCATACCGTGGTCAACCTATTTGGTAACTTACAAAATGGTATTAGTCAAGTCAGGCTCGAAAATTCCTTTGATAGCACCGAAATAGTGGGCACAGTGGCCTATCATCCTTCTGACGATAGATTTTTATTGTTTACTGTTGACGTGGACACAATTCCACAAAATACCATGTCTGCTGTTAATGCCATTGTAGATCCTCAACGCAAAGGTCCTGGTGCTGGACTTCCTACTGCTGCGGCGGATCAACGCTATCTGTTGGTAAATGACACCGGATCACCGGACCGTGCCAGTGGTGCGCAAGCGTGGCGAGGCACAGGTGGCGAATATCTCTACGCGGTGGCCAATGACATCATTCAATTTGACGGTACAAGATGGAACACGGTGTTTAACAGCACACAATCTAGCGATGTGCAATATGTTACCAATCTAACCACAGGCATACAATACCGTTGGGCAAATAATGCATGGCTCAAGAGTTACGAAGGTCGCTATCTTGAAGGTCAATGGAGTTTGGTGCTTTGAACGCCATAGGTGTTTGGTTTTATTCCGTTTCTACTGACAGGTATCTCTATCTTCTACGCAATGATGATAGATATCCTGGAACTTGGGGCCTGCCCGGCGGCAAAAGTCGCAAGGATGAAACTCTCATGGATACCATTCGTAGAGAGTGCATCGAAGAATTGGGATTTTGGCCAGAAGAAATTAAATTAGTACCAATCGAAAAATTCACTAGCCCTGACGGTAATTTTTGTTATCATACTTTTTTTTGCAGTGTGGTCACGGAGTTCATACCTTTGCTCAATCATGAGCATCAAGGATGGGCCTGGATTAATTCACGGACTTGGCCCAAACCTCTACATCCTGGATTATGGTCCACAATAAATTTTGATGAAGTCAAACAAAAAATATTGACGGTACAACAACAGTATCAAACATCACAGTAAAGCACAAACTTGTGATAAGACCAAACTTCGGCATTGGCACATTGCAACCAATCATCATAAGGATTGGCATGATCTGTGATAAAACGAAACTGTGTGCTAGGATATGCTACTAGCACCTGTTTGATGTCAATTACATGTTTGTGATCGATGTTATACTCTGAGGTAGTGCCATCTACACCAAGCAAAAACACCTCTTGGTGACCGTCAAATGCAGCTAGATAGGCCGCAGCCGCTGGAGCAGTCAGATGCAGACAATAAGGAATGAGATAGAATTCTCCTGGCATTTTCAACAAATTTGAAGTAAGTGTATAAACCACTGTGTTTTGCTGATAATTACTGGCTAGGATTTCTTCTAGCTGTTTGATGTCATACTCAACACAAAAGTCAAGACGCATTTTTGTCCATATGCTCTCACAACCATAGGTTTGTAGTTTTTTCCGTCCCAGCAAACCTCCACCATGCCTGCCGATAGGGACAAGAATATTTTGTTGTAGACTGGGTCCATTGGCAATAACAGCAGCACGACCAGAAATGTGTTGATTGGTAATGGGATTTTTAATGTATTCTTTGTCTATAACTTTTTTGCCATTGGTGTACGTGACTTTGGTAATAACAAACTCACCACTATAATTTGATCGATAGCGTTGTTTGTTAATCACAAGTTTCCTTTATAAATTAGCGGCATCCAGCCGCGCCTTGAATGCTCGATCATGGCTTGCTGCTCCTGAATCGCAACAGATATCTGTTTTCTTTATTACGTCCACGGTGTTCCTGTCGCCTGTGTTGGATGCTTCTGTGCATCAAGTTGTCTGCTCAACCGGGCTTCAAGTGCTGCTACCTGTTCGTTACCCATTGCTTCCTGAACCCACGCAATCGCTTGAGCTTCAGTGATGTTTTCATAGGCAATAAAGGTAGGATCGCTTGCGTCTTTTGCAGGCAAGCCAATTGAACCATAGGCAGAAGCAGTGTAATCACCGTCTGTTTCCGAGGCAGTCCAATGCACTGTGGTAACAAGACCATCAGCTACGTTTCGTTCTAATGTTACAATTTCCATTTTCATGTTTAGTTTCCTTTATAAATTAGCGGCATCTAGCCGCGCTTTGAGTGCATCGTTCTCTGCTTTAAGTTCTTGAATTGCAGCGGTCAGGGTGGCGACGAGGAAGGAGGTATCCACGCCTTGTGGAACGATGTTGCCTTCATTATCCACCCGGTCCTTCTCGCCGGTCACGCAGTCAGGCACAACGGACTGCAATTCGTGGGCGATAAAGCCCTGGCCGCGAGAACCGTCTGCCTTCCATTTGAAGGTGACCGGTTTCAGCTTGGCGATTGTTGCCAATGCGCCCTGCATCGCCTGCACATCCTCCTTCAGGCGATAGTCGGATGATGTCGTATAGGATGTCGAGGACGATCCGTTGGTCGAAATGCTGCCCACTTCGGTTCCGGCAGCATTGACCCTGAAGGAGATGTAGCGGTACCCATTTGCAATCGATGCGTTTATGTTCGCAAACTGAGCAAAAGGGCCGTCCCCAGAGGCAGCCGATACATTCGCCACGAAGTTTGCAGAACCGGAGCCGAGCATACAACCGGCTGTATTAGTCGCAGCAGTTGTTTTACCGACGCAAAGTTCGCCATCTGAGGTGACACGCATCCGCTCGTTTCCGGCCGCCGTACCCGCCGTGTAAAACCGGATTGTCGCAGACCCATTGGTGGCACCGATGGACAGCCCGCCTGCGCCACCCCCGCGTAGAAGTCCCCCATTCGCCACGTTGATGCCCGATGTCGTATAGGTCGATGACAGCGAACGTAGAATAACCAGATCGGAGTCGGTATCGTTGCCGACTTCGATTTGTCCGTAGTTGCCGGTTCCTGCCGCCGTGCTACGGAACGATGCTAGTGATACCGCGCCGGTCGCTTGCACGTCCAATTTATACCCCGGACTCGTCGTCCCGATGCCGACGTTGCCGCCACTATTAAAATATGTATCACCACCACGAGATGAATTTGCCGCAATGCTAACTTTTACAACATTTTCATCCAATAATGAAAATATGCCATCTCTTTGACCAGTTCCAGTGTTAGCAATTCTTGCTATATTAACTCCACCGAATGAAACATTTAATGCTGTACCACCACCACCGCCACTAGCAAACGTGCCATCATTTCGAATTGTCAAAGATGAACTTAGTAAGTTCCCAATAATAGCATTTCCATTTACTTCAAGTTTTTGACTAGGACTGCTCGTCCCGATGCCGACGTTGCCGGAGGAGTCGATACGCATCCGCTCGGTAGGTGCTGATTCTCCATCAGCAGTTGTACCAAAAATCAAACGACCCGGCATATCGTTGTCACCGGGAGTGCCATCTACTTGGCAAACAATTTGGCCTGCAGCTACAAATTGATCCCCGTCTGCGCCACCAAACTTAATAGCACCAACGCCGTCACCATTTTGAAGAATGGTGTACGAATTAACATCTGAGCCACGGGTGGCAGTTAATTCTAAAATTGCGCCGCCTGCGCCAACAGTTGTGTTACGAACAATTTGCATTGACCCAGCAACACCAGCGCCATTTACGACAAGCTTAGGAGTTACTGTATCGTTGTTTGATGGCGTATTGCTCGTACCAATTCCCACGTTGCCAGAGGAGTCGATACGGATCCTCTCGCTGCCATTTGTACCCACAGTGACATTGCCACCTGAACTTACCACCGTGACATTGCTAGTACCGTTGGCAATTGCAACTGAGGACACGGTGGAGGTGGCCGCAAAAGTCACGGTCTTGGAGGTGTTGTTGCCCGTGATAGTGATGTTATCGCCAGCGGCAAAAGTCACAGTACCTGTGGCAGAGTTGGCCACTATGCTGGTACTGTTGGCAGTG